ATTTCGATCTGCCCCTTCACCCGCAGCGCGTCGGGCCCGTCAATGAGCTGAAGCGAGCCGATGACATTCGAAGGCTCATGCTGCCACAGCAGCTTCACTTCCGGGCCGTGCTCGGCAATGGTCTTCGTGAAAGCGCCCGGCTCGATCACGTCGCCGCCGAGGTCCACGTTGTTGTAAGTCGCGAGCACACCTTCGAAGCTGCCGGCCTCGGTGAGCTGCTTGATTTCCATGCGCAGCGCGCGCTTCGTTTGTTTCATGGCAGTTACTCCTTATGCGGCGGTCTTCGCACTGATCTGGTACAGGCCTGCCGACTCGATGGCGGGCTCAGGCGTCTGCGCCGGCGTGCCGGGTTCCTTCGCGGGCTGCGCGGGATTGCCGGGCAGCGGTTCGCCGGGCGGCAGCGTCTGCATGTTGAGTTGAAGATGGTGGTCGTCACCGCCTTCGACCGGATTCCAGTCTTCGAGGTCGCGGATCTCGTTGATACTGGCGATCCCGTTCTGGAGCATCGTGGCGTAGCCGGTCATGCGTGACTGGAAGTCGCCGCGCAGCAGCGCATTGATATCGTGCCGGAAGAAATAGCCCGCGCTCTTCTCGGCCGGCGTGAGCACGCACCGCCACAGCGCCTGCTCCCAGCGGTTGAGCCAGGTCGAGAGCGTGAGTTTGACAAACTCTAACGCCAACTGCTCGATGTTGGAGAACGTCGCCCGCGACAGGTCGCCGACCAGATGCGGCGAGACCAGAAACCAGCGACATACTTCCGAGATCAGAAACTGCCGCGACTGCACCAGCTGCATGTCGTTCATGTTCAGGCCGATCTGCTTGTAGGTCATGCCCGGCTCCATGATGGGCGCGCGGTGCGGCTCGCTGTAAGTCGCTTCCCAGTCCGAGCGAAACTTCTGAAAGTCCTGATCGTTCCGGAAGCGCTGCGTGGTCTCCAGCACGTAAGGAAGCCGGCCGCCGTTGGCGAAGAAGCGCGCCACGTTGCGGTCCTGCGCGAGCGCAGTGCCGATGGACTGGCGCGCCGTGGTGACGACGCTGTACCCGCGGATGCCGTCCCAGCCGATGCCGCGGACGTGAAGAATGTCCTGCGGCTGGCCCGGCGTGACGTAGTAGATCTTCTCAGGCGTGTCGCTGTCGAGTTTGACGCGATAGCACAGCCGCCGCTGCCCGGCTTTTTCCCGGTCCACGATCACCTGCGTCGGCACGAGCATCTCAAGGCCGTAAGCGACGCCCGTGCCTGAACGGCGCAGGATCTTGGCAAACCCGTTACCGCCAAGAACAGTGTGGGAGGTCACTGTTTCTCTGAATTCCTGCGCCGTCATGTCATCGTTGGGCCCGTTGTGCACGGCCATCTGCATCGGGTGATCGACGGCCACTTCTTTCGAGCCGGCCTCGCGCTTCAGCATCGAGAGCGGGATGAAACCGACCGATTCGCTGATGATGCGGTTGCAGGCCCACACCACCGAATTCATGAGCGCGGTGTCAGCCGAGACCGGCTCGCCCGACCACGCGGGCATGCCGCCCGACAGGATCGAATAGATGCCCGGGTAGCCGTTGCGCGCGTACCAGCCCGCCGTGATGGCGTCGAACGAGACGCCGCCGGCGAAAGACTTCTCTTCGCGCTCTGGTGCCGTGAGCTGAAGACTGACAGGCTCGCTGTCGGCCGCGAACTTCGAAAAGGCGGCCCGCACCAGATCAGTTATCGCAGGGAATGGCATTGTAAAATAAATTACACATGAGAAAAACAACTATTCGCGCTTCGATTGCGGCTTTCGCTGCTTCCGTTCTGGTGCTTCTGCCCCTGCAGACTGCAACAGCCGCCAACGACGTTATCGTCGCCCGCAGGGACGAACCGCTTCAGGTCACCTGGTTTGCTCACAGAAAGCCGCCATATTCCAAAAGTCACGAGGGGTTGCTCCACGCCGATACGTTCTCCTGGAGATGCTATCCGGTCATTGGCCAGACATTCAGGGCTGATAAAAAAGCCCTTTTGCTGAAGATCGAATTGGACGGCCCGGGCAACTGGAGCTCGAACTTGACATCGATATTCGCGATTGATGGCGATGTCAGCGAGATCCGGTTCGGGATGAACAACTTAAAGCTGTTCACCACTCTCGGCATGAATAAAGGCGACAAGATAACACTCACCGGCCAGGAAGCCCTGATAACAAAAATATCGACCGCCAGCGAGGTATGGGTTACGATTCCGGACGGGAACTCAGGTGAACGGCATAGCGTAAAACTGTCCGACGCTCAGCTTCAGCTCTTTCGGGAAATCATGGAGCGATATCGTTCTCTTGAACCAACCAGGAACTAACCAGACTTCGGTCTGGCCATTGCGACCATATTTCCCGTGCGGGAAAAATGGTCCTCATCAGACGCTCCTGACTCCCGTGTAAACCATCCCGGCGTTCTCGTTGCGCACCGCACGGTCGACCGCCATGATCAGCGCGACGATGCCGTCAATGCGCTTGTTGGACCGCTCGCGCTCGGGCTTGTCGGGTTTGATGTTGTCGTTGCCGTCATCCAGCGCTTCGGTACAGTCGGCATTCCACGAGAGCACCGGGTGGTTCGCGTGGCGTAGCCGGTGGTCCAGCACCAGCTCCATGACTTTTTTCATAGGCGCGCTCAGCGAGGCGTAACCCTGCCGCACCGGAATGCAGAGTAGGCCCTCGTCAATGCGCTTCTGCGCGAACTCGCCCGCGTTCCACGGGTCGTAGGCCAGCTCCACCACATCGAACATTTCGCGGGCCCACGCGAGGCGCGCCGCGATCAGATCGTGCCGCACCACGTCGCCTTCAGCGGCTTCGATGAAGCCCGAGCGCACCCACTCGGTGTAGGGCACGTGATCGCGCAACTCCAGCAGCTTCACCTTGTTGGCGGGCATCCAGAAGAACGGCAGCACGTCAAAGGTGCCGTCATCGTCAGGGAAAAGCAGCACCAGGCTGGACAGATCCGTGGTCGATGACAGATCGAGGCCGGCGTAACACTGGCGGTCGACCACGGCGCGCGTCTCGGCGCCACAGGCCAGCCACTTGTCTGAAGGCATCCAGCGCGTGCCCCGCTGCCCCCAGTAGTTCAGGTGATAGCGCTTGTAATCGTTCTCCAGCATCGGATCGTTGCGCGCCTTGGTGGTGAGCGCCGCCAGCACACCGTCTTTAAGATAGCCGCCGTTGTCTTCGTGTGAAGGGTTGGCCTCAACGCGCGCTTCGCGGCTGAACCAGTAAGCCGGATCCGCCCGCATTTTCTCTTCCGACGCCGCCCAGATGCGGCCGTAGAAACGCTCGTCGGTGAACACGCCCGTATTGATTTGGCGCGCATATTCATGCCGCCGCCAGGCGAGCGGCGACTCATCCTTCACGCCCGCGGTAGTGATGTCGATGACCATTGACTCGCGCCGGGAGATCATGCCGCGCTCGAGCACTTCGTTCAATTCCAGAGCCTTGCGTGTGCGCCAGCGGTGCAGCTCGTCGCGCACCACGAAGCAGGGCTGGATGCCGTCGTGGATGTCGCCGTCGGCTGAGAGAGCCGAATAAAACGAGCTGGGATCGTCGGCCCGCAGGATGCGCTTGGTGGAAGCCCGGACGAGCAGCCGCTGCGAGAGCGCGGGACAGGCCCGCACCATCTGCGCAGCCGCTCTGAACACCTGCCCGGCCTGATCCTTGGTGGTGGCGGCGCTGTAGATCTCCGCGCCCGTGGTCTCGGCCGCAGCCAGGCGGAAGACGACGAGGCCGGCGCACAGCGTGGTCTTGGTGTTCTTCTTGGGCACCTCGAGGTAAATGTCCCGGTACTGGCGGCAGCCGTCATCATCCAGCGTTCCAAACAGATCGCGCAGCACCTCGCGCACCCACGGCATAAGCCGGAAAGGCCTGCCCGCGTAATCGGCAGTGAGCGTGAGCCGCGTCTCGAAAAAGATGCATACCTCACAGGCCCTGCAAAGAATTTTTCCGTCGCCCAGCTGCTTCCCAAACCTAACCGGACTTTCGCAGAACGAGCAGCTCGGCAGGTCGGTTGAATATGGCATCGTCAATGAAGTCCTGTGGCCGCTCACGGGCCTCGACAATGATGCGTGCGCGTGCCGAAGGCGTCAGACCGAACTCGCGTCGCTGAAGAATGAGGCTCCGCCCGAGATCGCGCACAGCGCGCATCGCCGCCGCGCCCGTATCGGTCGAGAGTAAGGCGAGGATTTCGCCACCAGGCAGCGTCTTTCCTTCGCGCTTCGCCTTGTCTTTGAGTCTCGCCGCCATCTTCCACACGCCGTCATAGGCCAGCTCGAAGGCAGCCTCGTCTTCACAGAGCTGCTTTAGCGCGTTCCTGTCCACACGCTTGAGTACGCCCGACACGCTCATCTCGCGCGTCAGTTCGTTCCAGAACGGTGCAGCTCTCTTGCTCAGTTTCGGCTTCTCCGGCAGGCCGTTCGGATACATCGGCTCAGACAGGCCGCGTTGTTTATCGCCCGCGGTGTGGCCGGGATATCCTTCAAAGCGTTTCAGGTCGGTCGGTTTTTTAGGCGGCCCGGGCATAATTCAAAATGCGGTCGCGCACTGTCTCCGCTATTGCGCGCATCATCAGCGGCGGCACGGAATTGCCGAGCCGCTCCCATTGCTGGGCATACGTTCCGGTGAGCACAAAATTATCGGGAAAAGCGCAGACGCGCTTCAGTTCGGCGATGGTGAATTTTCGTTTCTCGGCCATTTCGGTCTCGATCCAGCCGCCGGCGCTGAACTGAGCATTAGCGCCGCGATTCGCGTCCGAAGTTACTATCGCGGGACTGGGACGATTGCCGCCGCTGCTCCACGTATTGCCATGAATGCGTATGCGGTCGATGCACGGCAGCGCATCCCGAACCGAGTAGCGATATTGCAGCGGCTCCGGGTGGACTGGATCGCGGCCGAGATTCTCGCGCACCCCGATGAAGATGATGCGCTGCCGGCCCTGCGGCACGCCCAGCCACTGGGCATCGAGCAGCCGGGCCTTCACGCGATACCCACAGGCCTTAAGCGCGGTGAGGATCTCGATGAAGTAACCCTTCGCCACGCCAAGCGTTTCATTGCATTGGCGGGCGCCGTGTTCGTAAACTTTTGCTTCACCCCAGCCTTTCTCGCGTTTTCCTGCGGTCGAGAAAGCCTGGCAAGGCGGCGATCCGTCGAAAAGGTCCAGTTCGCCTGGTTGAAGTCCGGTTGCTTCGAGAATCTCTTCGGGCTTCACGCTGCGGATATCACGGCCATCGAGAATCGTTCCCGGTTCCATGTTGGCGCGATAAGAGTCTTGTGCAGCCGGCACGAATTCATTCGCCCAGATCACCTTGAAGCCAGCCATACGATATCCGAGGCAGGAACCACCGCAGCCCGAAAACGTCGAGACGACGCGTAGGCCGTTCCACGGTACGATGCGGATTTCTTCCATCGAAGGCACTCGGTACGACGGTTTATCGGCGTTGGGGCGCTTCCGCGTCACATCGTCCTCTTCAAGCCAGTAATGACAATGCCAGTCGGCATGAATGCCCTGCGCCATAACGCACGGCGCAGGATTGCGGTCGAGATTGATTCGGGTAATTTCCCCCCCCCCCGAAACCGGTCGGATTCTGATGGACAAACCAGAGCGCCATTTATTCGCTCGCGCCATCCCCGCCGCTCCATTTGAAACCGCACTTCGGGCATTGATGCTCGGTGGGTATGTTCTCGTCGTACTCGGCGAATGCGCCCGGCTTCACTTCGCCGCTCTGCATGAGACGCGTGATCTCGTCTTCATCGAAGCCCGTGAGCGTAAGATCGAAGCCGAGCTCGCTGAGGTCGTCAAGTTCGACGCCGAGCAGTTCGTCATTCCACTCGGCCCATGTCACCGAGCGGTTGACCATCAGCCGGAAGGCCTTCACTTGCGCCTCTGTCCAGTCGTTGCAGAGGATCACGGGCACGCTCGCGAGGTGAAGCTCGTGCGCCGCCTTGAGGCGCAGGTGTCCGTCGATCACCTCGCCGTCACTGCGCGCGAGCATCGGAATTTTAAAACCGAACTCCTGAATCGAGGCGACCATCTTCGGCACCGCCGCGTCGTTGCGCCTCGGGTTACGCTCGTAAGGCCGGAAGCGCTCCAGCGGCCACGTCTCAATCCTGAAATCGGTCGAGGTCAAAATTTTTTATCCCCGGATTTTTCGTATTCGAC